GGAAGAAATAATTGATTTTTTTACTGTTCCGTATGAAATTTTACAGATTAAAAAGTTTATTGTTTAAATAATACCTGCTCTGTTTTTGTATGCAGAGCAGGCTTATTTTATTTGAATAAATCTAAATTATAATACTCATAGCCATCTTTTACTTTCGCACGATATATTTCTTCTGCTAATGGTTCTATATCTGTAAACGCAAAATCTTCGCCAACAGAGTATTTCACTGCTACGTAATATCTTCCTTTGTATTTTATATAAATATTTTTTCTTTTTAAGTCTGCTCCTTTTCTTTTTAGTAATTGCTTTAATGGCAAAGTTTCAATTTGTTTTAGCATTTTTTTTACTTCTTCCATCTTAAAATATTCCTTTTATTTCTTATTTGCTATTAAATCTTAATACTGTTATATATTTCATTCCTTCGCTTGTCTTGCTCCATACTCTTGTTTTATAAAGGTTTTTATTTAGTAGTTTAGAAACTAATTTGCAAATTGATTCAATCCGCTTGTGTGAGTAGTTTTTTTCTACGTAATTTTTACTCTCTAAAATGTTTTCAAGTTCGGTAAATATTTCTTGATATGTCACTTCTGTTTCTTTTTTTGCTATGTCTATAAAATATTCAGCTTCTTCGGATGTGATACCAGTGTTAACAATCAAGGTATGTAATACTTTATTTTCGTATTCGCTTGAGGCTTTAAAGGCATTTCTTTTGTAATACATAATTGAATAAAAAACAATATAAAAAAAATCTGCATAGTCTTTTGCATTCCAGTCAGTGATAAAATATTTTCCAAAATGGGCGTAAGGTGTATATGAAGAAATTAAAAAATCTGAAAAATATACTTCATATATTCTTGCCATCGTAGAAGGGCTAAAATCTTTTTGAATGAAGTTTGTAGTAATTGCAAATTTAGGGGCTGGAATAGTTATCGCTTGGTGTCCTTTTTTCTCAATTGTGATAAAGCCTGTTGCAATATTATAAAGTTTTTGAATGTCAAATTGTTTATCCACATCATCAAGCATTACAATTTTAGTATCGATTGATACATTTTGGAATATAAACCTGTTCCATTCAAGTAATTTTCCGCCTATTTTTGTAACATTTGTAAGCATTGACAGCATATTAAACAACAAAGACTTACCTCTGCGGCCATCAGCTATTCCAATATTTTCTGTTTTCACCCTATCGCTAAATATTACTATTTTTTCGCCATCTGGTCTTGGTGTTCCATCCAATAAATAGCCAATTGCGGTTATTATTGTATTGAAGTTTTTATCAGAGTATTCAAAAGTTTCATTGTCTTCTGTTTTTGCAGTGACTGCTTTTATAAAGTGTAAGAAATTATTTTTTTCTATTCCTCTTGCAAGGGTTTTTTTCTCTTTACCATCCACCGCCACTGTGAAATCTTTTTCATTTTCCAATTGATTTTTTATTTCTTTTTCGTATTCATCAAATATAGTATTATATGTATAATATAATTGCAAAGGTGAAAATTCTTGATTTATTATTTGCCGTTCCCATACGTATTTTTTTATGTCTTTATATTGTAAAATATTGACTTTGTCTTTTGTAATTTCTACAACACAATCAAGGAAACAGATATAGGTATTGCTGTTTAATGTGTCAATAAAATCGTTTTTGGATATTACTGGTAGTTTTGCAAGAAAACTATCACTTCTTATTTTTTCAGCTTTTTTCTGGTATACATTAAAATAATCTTCACCTAAATTTTTTGCAACATTCCCTAAAAATACATCTATATCATTCTTAGTAATTATTTTTGCAACATTATTTTCAAGTTTAACTAATATAATAGATTCTGGGTTATTTTCTTCAGTATATCTTTTATAATTTTGCTGCTCTAAATATTCAAGCAATAAAAACATATTTATATCAATTGATTTACGTATTTCAAAAAATAAAACTGTTTTTTCTTCGATAGTTTTTGGCTGGTTTAATATTATTTGCCCTTCTTTTATTAATTGTCTTGCTGCTTTTGATACATCGGAATTAAATTCTAATGCAGCAATTAAAGTAATCGGAGTATAACAACGCGAAGTGTCAAGATTTGTTGACACTGTAAAAACTTTGAAAAAATATGTGCCACTTTCATATATCCATCCGCCTGATACGCCATCCCTTTTGCCTGGCCTTGTGTAATCGTATAAGCCATATTTGTTTAGCTTGTATTTCTTCCAATCGTGTTTTTCTAATATACTGCTTGCGTATTCCATCCCAGCAATACTTGAATTATAAACAGAAAATACATTTTTGCCATCTTTTATTTCGCTTGCATATTTTTGCCCATTATGATAAATATTTTGCGTTTTTTGCCTTGCTTCGTTGTATTGTATGCAATAAGATAATATTGCCTCCCTTTCTTCTTCATCTAACTCATCATCTAATTCCAAAAAATTCGCTGATGTTCCTAATTCTGTAATTGCTGCGTATCCTTCCGATGGTGCTACTATTACATAGCCACCTTCGCCTCGTGTTTCAATACAACAATAAGGATAGGAATTAATAGTTTTTGTTGCAAGTTTTTGACTGCCTTGCGGTTTAGGGTATCTGTATAAAATATGGTAACCGCCATTTTGTGTTTTTTCAATATAGAGTTTATGCCTAAATTCTTCACATTTTGCAACAATTTCTTTTAATATTGCCCAAATGTCAATATCTTTATGTTTATTATCAAAATCAATGCATTCGTATTTTGTAATCTCGCCTGTAATTAATGCAATACCGTATATTTTGGGATTGAAGTTGTGAAATATTCTGTCATAATCGTAATCATTCATTTCTCTATGCTGGTATTCCTTCCAGCTGAAAAGTGGTGATTTTGTTGCAAGGTTGGTTGCTATTATGTTTATTTTGTTTCTTTTACAATAATTAATAAAAGTTTTTGCATCCATAGCCAATCCTATAAAAAAATAAAAATAAATTTACTCAATTATTGTTTAATATGCAAGTAATTAATATTGATATTTCTTGAAAATATGTTTATATAGTTTAATATTTAGTTTGTATTAATATTTTAACATCATTTTTAATTTTTTCTTGCCAGTTTTTCTGTTTTATGTCTTTGATTGTATATCTTAGCAGCCGCCAGCCATTTAACACAGCAAGGTTGTATTTTTCACAGTCTTTTGCATATCCTAAAGCCGACGTATGCCGCCCCCCAGTAAATATACCGCCTTCGTATTCAATTGCAATTTTATGGGATGGGATTGCAAAATCAAACTTAAACTTCCTGTCAGTTAAAAATTTATATTCACGGTATATTTCTACTTCTAAAGTTTTTATTGTGTCAAATATTAAATTTTCAGCTTCTTTTTTATTCATTTTTCTTTCTGACTGTAGTTTTGAAATTGCTTAAAAAACATAGCTCTAAGTCTCTCTTGGTCAGCAAGCAAATTTTCAAATATACGATTGTATTTACTTTGTAGATATACTGTAATTGCTATTGAATTTATTACGATAAATATTAGTATAATTATTAATTCCATTTTTTTTCTCCTTGTAATTTAAACCGCTCTAATGCAATTATTTATAAGCCCATAAATAACGCATTAGAGACGGTTATAGTTATTTATTTGTCAATATTTGATAAATCCTTTATTCATTCTTCCATTATTTCATAATTCTTTTTTTTCTCTATTTCTTGCTCTATTTGTTCATTTTCTTTTATTTCTACATCCTTCAAATCTTCTGCTACTGCATTTGCGATTTCAATAGATAGTAATCCATATTTTGAGATTATTAATCTTAAGCAAGTTTTAATTGCCATCATATCAAAATCTGTTTGCCAAGCTGAATATTGTGAGTTGTATGATTTTGAATATTTTTTTGCGTGTTCTATCACTTGCTCTTTTGTCATATAAATTGATTTTCTAAAGCCATTAATTGTTTCCATATAAGCAAAATAGCCAATTACATTTTCAGATTTTTTAGCTGCTGCATCTATTACCAGCTCACCTGTGATTTTGTTGTAGCTTACTAACTCACCTTCATAAACTACATCAGCATTGATATATTTATAAATCCCAGTTCTCATTGCAAGCTGTAAATATCCCTTGTAGCCAAGCTGGAATTGCGGAATATATTGATTTTGATGCTTGTATGGGAGAATATAAGCAAATCCTAATTGTTTGTTAATTGGCAGCTTTAAGGTAGCAGCTTTTAATGCTTCTATCACAACTGCCTGCGGTTCACAAGCTTGCAAGGTTTTATCATTCACAAATATATCAACTATTGAGGCAATAAAAATATTTGCGCTTTCTTGCAAAGCATTTTTAAATTGCTCTTGAACGCTTTGTGTAGCAAGAATTGCTTTTAATTTATCAATTGGTCTTTCTTGCTTTGGTTCTTGCTGCATATTAGTTTTTTTTGCCTGTATTGCTTCCGATATTTTGCCCATTGTAGTTTCTCCTATGTTTTTTTTTATGTCAACATTAATAATATTGGTTTTATAATGTCAAAGGTTGATTGGTATAAATAATTAGTTGGCTTTATTGTTCCAATTTGAAATTCTTTTACGATAGCAATTATCGCAAAGAAATATTCTATTGCTCTCACTTCTTCGTTAGAATATATTCTATATTTTTGCATATCATCTTCAAAGACATTTGCACGCCATTGAATTTCTATAGACTCACTGCATAATATTTCCATTGAAAGCATTTCGCCTTCTGGTGAGATAAATCTGATTGTTCGATACATTTTTTTACTCCTTATTTTGAGTAAATTCTAAGATTGTTAATTTTCTTAAATTCTCCCAGCCACTCCTGCTTTGCAATTGTAGTAGTCTTGGGGGAGATGAAAATTTATTTATTTTCTTTCTACTACTTTTGCTTTGCATTTGCAGCTGGAAGAAATTGAAGTTACATTGTTTTGCTCCTTGTTTTGTTTTTGTTTATAATTCTTTGACTTGCAGCCTTTTATATGTCTTGTGTATTTGGTATTGATTGCATAATTCTGGATTTTCTGTTTTTAGCCTTTTTGTATCAATTGTTGTTGTTGTGTAAGGCTTCCAACTTACCATATATTTACCAGCTTTGCCGTATATATTGTTTTTTAATGCAAATTTTATTTGATTTTCTAATTCTTCTTGTGTCTCTTCTAATTCTTTTATTTTTTGTTTTGTTTCTAAAAGCTGTGTTATTAAACTTTCGTAATCATTGCCAAGCTCTTTTACTTCTTCATTTGGTAATTCAATTTTATTTTGCAATTGATATTTTTCTGGTTCTGGTGGAATATTTTTCATTACGTGATTTTCCCAGAAATCCTTACAAATATTTATTATGCTTTTTATATCTTCTTCATCTCTATTTATTTCGTGAATATAAAAACCTTCTCCAAATACCAGCACTGCAAGATAAGCCTTTTCAAAGCCTGTAATTCCTAAATAATGCATAACCTGGCAATAGTATTCTATTTTTATATTGTTTTTAAAATCAAAGCTATTATATTTATTAGCTGTTGTCTTGCACTCTAATAATGCTGGCATCCCTTCAATAAAATAATCAATATTGGCAATAATATAAGGATACTCAGGATGTTGCAATATTTCATTTTTTTGATATACTTTTAATCCAGTTTCTTCGGTAAATCTTGATGCTACGTATGGCTCTAAGTCTTTCCCTTGCCTTAAAGCTTCGCTTTCTTTTACTGTTATTTCATCAGTTGTTTTGTCTAAATACACATCTAAAGCTGTTTTGTATTTTGACAGCCCTAAAACAGCAGCTACATCGCTGCCCCCTATGCCTTTTTTCCTTTCTTTTAGCCAGGTTAGATTATCCATTTTTTTGCTCCTTATGTTAAATAAATAATTATAGGTTTTTAAAACTCAATGTAGTCATCAAGTTTGACATTCAAATTTTCTTCAATCTTTTTTATTGTTGCCAATCTTGCCTTCCCTTTTGCAAGAAGAAGATACAACGCCTGCTTTGATAGCTTTGTTTTTTCTGCAAGCTCTTTGACAGAAAAACGATTGTCAACCATAAATTTTTTGATGTTGAATTTGACTTTCATTTTTTTTGCTCCTTGTGTTTGTTCTAAAAATATTTAGTATATTAACTCAATATTAAATTTTAGTCATACCTCTTGACAAGTATTTTGAATTTTCTTATATTTGTATTAGTAACTAAGTCTTGCAGTGGGGAACAAGCGGAGCCCCTGAAAGGCGTAGCTTGTTCTCCAGACTTAGTTCACACAGTATGCATAACACCACTTTTATAACTCTAATTCATCCTTTTCGCATACATAAATAGGCTTTTCTATATTTTCTCCATCAAGAACTATTTTATTTTTTGTCTTTCTTAAATATAATTTTTCAAAGTCCCAATTTTCCACCACGTCTAAATATAAATCTAAATAATAAGATAAAGAAAGTAATTGATTAATGTTTAATGAAGTTAAATATAAAGGCTTTGTTATTTTTGTTAGTGTTGGATTATAATAATTATCTTTCACAACACTTTTACGAATCTGGGAAAAATTAAGTTTCATGGCATCCTCCGTCTTGTGTTATTTTAATTTGTTAGTTTAATATTAGAAACATTCCATTTTGAAATGTCACCATTAAGATTTGATTTATAAAACATAAGACACATATCTTTAACATTAGAAACGTTCCATTTCGAAATATCACCATTAAAATTTGAATAACTAAACATATAAGACATATCTCTAACATTAGAAACGTCCCATTTCGAAATATCATCATTAAAATTTGATTCATAAAACATATATGACATATCTTTAACATTAGAAACATCCCAATTTGATATATCACCATTAAACTTAGAATAAGCAAACATAGATTGCATAGTTATAACATTAGAAACGTTCCATTTCGAAATATCACCATTAAAATTTGATTCATAAAACAATTCTGACATATCTTTAATCTTTGAAGTATCGATAAAATTCAAGTCACAATTATAACCTTTTTCAGCAATGGTATCGTTAATAATTTTTAAAAGTTCTTTTTTTGTTCTTGGTTTTACTGTAAACATGTTAAATCTCCTTATTTGGTTTTGATTATTCTAAGTTTGTCAAGTTTCTAATACAAATATACAAAAATAAAAAACAAAAAGCAAGTATTTTTTATTATTTTTGTTAAATTTTTTTGATTTTTTTTTAATTTAGCTGATATTATTATTGCAAACAAATAAAATACTTAAAAAATTCAATGCTTATTTTTTTCATTTAGGCATTTAACTAAGTAAATTAATTTTTTGAACAGGTTTAACTTATTCATTTTTAATAAGTTGTGAATTTTTGAACACCTTTAAACACAATCCTGTTCACAATCCTGTTCAAAAAAAATTGCTTTCTATATATATAGAAATGGTTTTTTATTTAAATTTAACAGCTTAACAGCTTTTTTTTTAAAAAATAAAAAAGAAAATTATAAAAAAAAAAGAAAAGCAGGGGGGGTGGTTTGTGATATATGATACAAAGGGGAGGGGTAGGAATTTTTATTTTTTTTAGATTACTATAAATATATTCCAAAAAATCCTGTTATCTTGTTAAAATGCTTATAAGTGTTTGATAATCAATAACTAACAGGGAACACCTTTTTTTATTATCCTGTTTTATCCTGTTAAAAATTTTATTTTCTTATAATATAATAATAGCTAACTCATTGTAAGTCATATACTTAGAGAGATAAAAAGTTTGAACAGGTTTGAACAGGTTTGAACAAAAAACATCCAAATAAAAAAAACATTGCCAGTCAAAATCCTTCAAAAACTTTGCATTTTTTGCAATATATTAATAAATTATTATATTGTAAAATAACAAATAAAAAAATTAGCTATGAAGAAGAAAAATAAACAAGAGGACAAAGCAATACAAACAAGCATCACTAAAGAAGAATTTATTGCAGTTGCCAAAAAATGTTCTGGGATGATTAGGACAATTGCCAAAGTGTTAGGCATTACACGTTGGCAGGCATTGAAACTTGCCAAAGAATTTGGGGTCACTGATGTTTTAGATGATTTTCGCGAAGAATTAGTTGACATTGCAGAAAATAAACTTTTAGAAAGCATACAAAAAGGCGATATTACAGCAATTATTTACGCACTAAAAACTTTAGGAAGGTATAGAGGATATTCTGAAAAAATTGAAATGGTTCAAAATTCACCGTTTCAAATAGAAGTAAAAATAATTGAATCCAAACAAGAAAAGAAATAAAAAAAGTTTATAAATGGGAAAATTTACTAAAGAAAAAAGAAATCAGTTGTTAAAAATATACTTAAAACTTCTTGCAGACAGTTTCCAGAGGCATTACGGTGACGTAGATATTAGATACATAATCCGTGAAGCAATGAAACTGTTTAAAAAATCATTTTTAACAGACACAGGTGCAATTGTTTCAAGTTGGGCATTTAATCCAAATCAGCCAAAAAGAGAGTTTGATGGTGAAGTGCTTAATGGTTTTACTCGAATTGATTACGCATTAGAACGGGCAATAATAAAAGTATTTGAAGAATACGCAGAAAGTCAAGAGATAAAAGGAAGCCAGCTATATGAAACTTTTGCCAAACTCCTTGAATTTGAGCCAAGAGTGATAAGATATATAAAAACTTGGATATATACAGCATCGGCTGCAATAAATCAATATGAAAGAATACAAAAAGCAACAAATAATGAGATAAAGTATTTCAAATATATAGGCCCACCACCAGACAGAGAGTTTTGCAAAATTTACATCAATAAAATACTCCCATTGGGGGAGATAAAAAAATTAGACAATGGGCAAAAACTCAATGCTTTATATTATTGTGGGGGCTACAATTGCAGACATCGTTGGGTCCCAGCAACAGAAAAAGAGTATAAAGAACAACAAAATAAATTATAATTCAAAAATTATTTGACCATCTAAAATTTTATACTCTATACTATCACTTAGCAATTCGTTTATATCTTCTATATCTCTTTTATTCAGTCCAAGAAACTTTCTTTTTGTTTTTCCTTTTGCACCTAATACCTGATGATATTCTGCTAATTCTGCGTGTTCAGATTTGTAAAATCCTAATATTATATAATTATCACCTTTGCTTATTACATCAAGACTTGAAAGCATACCACCACGCATCCCCCTAACCTGTAAATTTACAATCCCATTGTCTTGCGGGAATCTTGCGGCTTTGAATGCTTTATATCCACCTTGAATAAGGGCATAATGTTTGCCATCTTCGCCAGTCACTACGGAGGCTTTTAATTTATCTCGTTGTTGCTTTGTAGTGTTTTGGATATAAGCACCGTAAGGCATAGTAAAAGGCTTGGAAGAATAAGGTGCAAATGGTTTATAGTCTTCATCCAATCCTTTGTTTGTTCTTTCTAATATGCATCTAATGGCAAATTCAGCGATTAATTCCAGAGTATTTGGTTTAATTTTTATCATAGCAAGTTTTTATCTCCTTCAAATATTAAATCATCTTCTTTTGGCATTGTGAAACCAGTTTTTTGATATACTTCAGCCTTTATCAAAGGAATGCCAGCCCTTTGCAAAATATCAACTACTCGGGCGTTTGTTTCTATATCTTCATTGTCATCAAAAATAAAATCAAAATAAACATTATTCGTATCATTGCCATAGTTTAAGTTAATTAATTCAACTAAGAATTTATCGCATAAATATTTTATATTCAGCATATCGGAAAGAATAACATCTTGTCGTATCATATCCAAAACCTGTAAAGCTGCTTTTGAGCCACCACTTTTTGGCAATTCTTGTGTGTTTGCTTGTCCTAATATTGCAATTGCAGTTTCATTCTTGAGATATTGAATAAAATCGGAATAGCTTTGATAATTAGAGCCTGCAAGTTCATTTAATAATATTTCTGCATCTTTATCCGTTACGGCAACATTGTTAGTTACAAAATTTTTTATTGCAGCAACTAATTCGGCTTTATCCATAGTGTCGGTTTTACCTTGTATCAATCCTTTAACTTTCTTGTTATACAAATGCCATTCTTGCATATTTATGTTTATTAAGGCTTCATAATACACCACACTTCTCATAATACCACCGAGCCAATCTGTAGAAGGAACAAATGCAATATAATTTTTTTCAAGTTTTTCTTTTACTAAACTTCCATTTGTTTCTTTTATAATATAAATATTTTCTTCTTCATCAAAATCAAGTTCTGTAGGTAAATAAGATTTTATATTTACGGGCTTAAATTTATTTAATTTTTCATCTAACTCCCAAGAATAAGTAATTGCAAACACACCATACAAAGGAGCTTTTATATAATTTCTAATTATTTCTTGTATTAAATTTTTTGATAGAGTAAAAATTTCATCATTGTAATCGTTGTATATTTTCCATTTAAAAGACTGCACTCCTGTTTTCCTTGTATTTATATTGCCAGCAAGTCTTGGCACTGCATTAGAAACACGGAGGCTGCAGGCTTGGAATGGTCTTGGGTCTCTTTTGTCAAATTCTATATCAAACATTTGCACAGCATTAGAAAGGTCTTCAATTGTTGGAATAAGCTTTGATTTTAATGGCTGATATACATACATTTTTATCTCCTAAAATATTTGTTCGTAAATACTTGGTTGTTCTATTATTGTTGTTGTCTTTTTAGTGATTTTAAGTTCATTAAGCATTTCAAAAGCGCAAATTAGGGCATCAGGGGCATCGTCTGGGTTACCTGCTTTTTTACCTTCAAATTGTATTAATTGATTGTAAAACAACGGCTGCATCTTTTTGAAATTCAACGGAAAAAATATTTTCTTTTCTACATAGGCAAGCTGGCAAGATTTTAATATTTTATCTACTGAATATTTTTTATATTGAATTTTTGGGATGTTTGTATTGTGAATAATAGCGTATTGTTTTACAAAATTTTGCCAAGTGCTTTCTTGGTTTACATTGCCATCAAATCCGATACAGAAACAATATTTGCTTTTTGCTTTCATAGAAAATAAAGTATTGAGTAAATGATTAGGGTCGCTAAAGCTTTCGCATACAGCATCAATCACATAATACATTTCATCATCCAAACAATATCCTAATTCAACAATTGCTGTAGTGTCTCCTTTTGCTTTTATTGCAAGGTTTGGGTCGCAATATATCACTGATATAATATTTTTACCTTCTAAACTTTCATATTCTTGGTAGTATTCTGGCAAAAATACATTCCCAACTTTTAATGGGGCTTTTTTACCTTCACCAAATACCAACCAATACGATGGGTCAAATTTTTTTAGTCTTTCAATTTCTGCAATTATCTCAGGCTCTAAAAAAGGGTTATCTTTGTAAGTGCTTGTTAGTAGTTCGCAATCATCACGAGTTTCTAATTCGGTATATATCCAGTGTTCTTGGGGCATAGAAGGGTTGTAATCAATAAAAATTCTTCTTATAGTTCTAAAAGCAAGCTGAAAAAAGTCATCACGGTCGAGTTCATTTCCTTCATTACACCAGAGTATATCTCTTTTTCTACCACGTATTTTTTGAGGCTGGTCTACTGAGAAAAATTCAATTATATTATTGTTTAGCCTATAAATTAATTCAGTTTTATTAATGTTTTCTTCGGAATATAAATTCATTTGATTTAGAATAGTAATAAAATCTCTTAAAACTGAAGATTTCAAAGATGGTAAAGTTTTCCTTACAATTGAAATAGTTTGTCCTGTGTTTTGGAGGGCATAAAGAATAATATATTGCACTAATGAATAAGTTTTAGAGCTTCTTGTTCCACCACGAAGACTTACTACTCTCTTTGTAGTAGCAAGTATATCTTTAAGCACCTTTGTTGCCTTCACTTCGATTTTCATAATGCTATTACTGCTATTTTTGTTTGCAAACTC